ACACAAATCGCAGGTATCAAGGATTCTGTCTCTTCCCAAGGTACAAGAATGGTTGTTAGCCGAGCTAGGCAACAGGCGTGGTACAGCTGCGATGATGGGGTACAACACGGTGGCTAGGCTTAGTCAGGTGGCGAAGAGTGAGTATGTCCAGCTTGAGGCAGCCAAGGATTTGCTCGACCGTGCTGGGTTCAAGGCGCCGGACGTTACCAGAGTAGAAGGTGACCTGCGTATCAACATCGACCTGAGCTAGCGGTGCCCTTTAAAGTTTGCCGCGAGCTATGTATATATGCCCCCTACACGCAGTTTTCCCAAAAAAAGTTTTTCCCCAAAAGGCTCTATTGGTTTATATCTAAATTAGATTTTTCCTTTGGAGGTTTCATGCAATCAGTTGGTGAGCTAGAAAAGCGTCTTCGTCGTAGTGGTAATTCTTTGCATAGACGTATGCAGGTACACGGGGAGGCGCTTGAAGTTCTAGCTGAAGCGGTTGATTCTGTTGAGACTGCTATAGCTTCGTTGCGTGCCTTGACGGCACCAGAAGTACGCCTAAGCAAGCCGCCTAAGAAGTCCAAGAAATGAGTAGGTGGCAAAAAGTAGCGCATAAGCGCGGGAGCGAATGGATCGTAACTGAAGATTGCCCTTTCAAGGGTGAAGAGCCTTTGGCTAAGTTACGCGCTGCCGTTGATAGGGGTGAGTATTTAATGGCGCAGCGGCGCACTGGCCCGTTTGCCTTTGATCTAATTATAACACGACCTAGAGGAGTTGTTGCCCATGTACCGCAAAAGCCTAAAAACTGGTAAAAAAGGTGGTTACAAGAAACCGAAAAAGAAGAAGAAAAAGTGACTGAGTTCATACTGGAGACAAGCCGCGGTTCTGGCTTCGTTGACGGGCTTTCCTTCAAAGACCATATGCTTTTACGCCGCGTTGCCAAGGCGGCACACTATAAGCTGTGCGGTGTGAGGCGGCGTGAGTTAACGGATGAGCAGGCAGACAGGCAAATAGAATCGTGGGGGCCGCGTGTTTTGGAAAAAAGATTACGTCTTGCCGTCGAAAATCGTCGTATGTGGGAAGAAGCGCAGATACGGTAGCTCATGGACTTCCATTACAAACCTGATGGCGAAGTGCTCTTGCAGTTTATGCGAGACAATAATTTCGTCAGGGGCATCATGGGGCCTGTTGGTAGCGGTACGTCGAGTGCGTGCTGTGCTGAGATATTTCGTAGGGCTGCTCAACAGGATAGAGGACAGGATGGAAGGCGAAAAACCCGCTGGGGAGTGATAAGAAACACCAACCCCATGCTGAAAACTACGTCTATCAAGACGTGGCTGGATTGGTTCCCAGAGCATGTATTCGGAAAGTTCAACTGGACGGTTCCCTATACGCATAACATCAAAATTGGCGACATTGATTGCGAAGTTTTGTTCCTGGCGCTTGATAGGCCGGATGATGTTGACAAGCTACTGTCTCTGGAGTTCACAGGGATTTGGGTTAACGAGGCTCGCCAGATACCAAAGGCTGTAATAGACGCTGCGAGTATGCGTCTAGGCAGGTTCCCTAGCATGAAGGACGGTGGGCCTAGTTGGTATGGCATGATTATGGATACCAACGCACCAGAAGAGGATCATTGGTGGCCTATAATGGCGGGGATGACGCAAATCCCTGAGAATATACCCCTTGAAGAGCAGCTTATGCTCCGCAAGCCGCCAGATTGGGCGTTCTTCCAGCAGCCTCCCGGCATGCTTGAGATCATGGACAGCACAGGTAAGGACATTACAGGGTATAAAATGAACCCTGTGGCAGAGAATGTAGGCAATCTCACGCCTTCTTATTACGAAAAGATCGTACAGGGCAAAACAAAGTCTTGGATCGATGTCTATATACTGAACCGGCTAGGCAGCATCGAAGAAGGGCGGCGAGTTTACCCGACATACAACGATGAAGTGCATGTAAGCTCGACACCGCTGGAGGCAATAGAGGGTCTTCCTTTATTTGTAGGCATGGATTTCGGATTAACCCCCGCTGCCGTATTCGGGCAACGTCTTTCTAACGGAAGATGGGTTATGCTTGGCGAGCTTGTTACTATGGACATGGGTACGCAGCGGTTTGGCGAGCTTTTACGCGCAGAAATACACAAGCGTTTCCCTAATATTGGCGATATACATTTCTACGGCGACCCGGCTGGCGACCAGAGGGCACAGACTGACGAGCGGACGCCCTTTAGGATACTGAAAACATTGGGTATTAACGCGATGCCAACGCATACAAATGATCCGGTGGTGCGTATAGAGGCAGTCGAGAGCATGTTAAACCGTATGGTCGATGGATTGCCGGGCCTTCTCTTGGACCCCAGTTGCAAGGCGTTGAGACAGGGGTTTAGGAGTGGGTATCAATACCGCAGGATGGCAGTTAGCGGCGAGGCGCGTTATGAGGACAAGCCTAATAAGAATAAATTCAGCCATGTGCATGATGCCTTGCAGTATCTAGCCATTGGCGGCGGGGAAGGGAAGGCAGTTCTAGGCGTGTCTCCCTTGAAGGCATCTCGCGTTATGAAACGAGATTTTTCGGTCTGGGATATGCGCGGATCAAAGAAGAGGTCAGGATGGTCGAACCTCCGTCAAGGTGGTTTATAGGCTTTGTTGGCGGGGAGGTGCCCCGCCCTTGGCGTTGGTTAACGCGCCCCGGCTTTCGCCACTGTTTTTGCTTTTACTATATGCCAGAGCGTAATTGCTGGTTATTTTTTGAATGGTCTTGCTACCGATTATATGTAGAAGCACTAAGCGGTGAGCAGATAGATGCTATTTTTTACATGCTTCGTACTGAAGGTGCTTGCATTGAAATAAATAGTCAGGAATTGCCGCCAGCAACAAAGCATGGCACAATTCCAATCTACTGTGTATCATGGATCAAACAACTATTAGGACTGCGCGGGTTTATCCTGACGCCCTATCAGTTGTTCTGTGCATTGAAACGCTACGGTGGTACGGTTATTTACGCGCAGGAAGGATAAAACAATGGGCAGTTTTTTTGGTGGGAGAAAAAGTAGCAAATCGGTGGCAGCGCCGCCGCCGCCTGATCCAGAGGTAGCTAGGCTGCGCGAAGAGAACGAGAGGAGGGCTGAAGAAGAAAAGGCGCGTCTAGAAGCGGCTGAAAAAGAAGAAAAAGAAGCTATGAACCGCAGGTTGCGTGGTAGTCGTTCTCTATTCACCGCTGGGCAACAAGGGTTTGAAACTACAACGAAAAAGAAATTGCCCTTTGATGAAGACGATGATTTGCAAGATACTTTGGGGTAGTGCCTAATGTCTGTAGTAGATGATTTATCCCGGTTTGAACGTGCGAAGCATAAACGACGTACTTGGGAAAGTGTCTGGCAAGAGATATTCGACTACACGATGCCAGCGCGTGATGGACTGCGGGAGTTCTCCCCCGGCACACGGCGGGACGATCTCATCTTCGATGAGACAGCAGTCGTTGGAGTTCAAGAGTTCGCCAGCCGCATGCTTGCAGGCATGGTGCCGGATAATATGCGGTGGATACGTCTAGCTCCGACACCCGCCGTTGCGCGTAGGATGGAAGATAAGGATTTTTCCTTTCTACAGGGGCAGCTTGACGAAGTTAATGCAGAAGTTTTCCAGTATCTACAATCCTCAAATTTTCAAGCTGAAGCCTACGAAAGTTTTCTTGATCTTTCTCTTGGTACTGGCAATCTCACTTGCTGGGAAGGAAGTGCAACGCAACCACTTAGGTTCCAAAGCGTGCCAACACACGAAGTCTACTTGGATGAAGGCCCGTTTGGAAACGTAGACACACAGATGCGCTTGCGTAAAGTAGACCCCAGCATGGTTAAGATTATTTGGCCTGCTGGCAAGATGACTAAGAATGTGAGTGAGAAGTTGGGTAAAATGGCCGGTGGCAGCATGAACCCGATGGATAGTAACAAGATAGATATTATTGAGATTGTATCGCGCGATTGGGATAGGCCAGAAGAAGAGGTTTATCTGTATAAGGTTATCGATAAAGAGGAAAAGGTATATATATTTGAGGAAGAATTTATAGGTATCGGCTCTAATCCTTGGATATCGTTCCGTTGGAGTAAGGGCAGCGGTGAGATTTATGGGCGAGGCCCGGCATTCAATGCTATGAGTGCGATTAAAACCTGTAATTTAACCATTCAGTTAATATTAGAAAACGCTGAGATGTCTATCGCCGGGATATGGCAGACTGACGATGACAGTGTAATCAATTCAGATAATATCCGCTTGGTTCCCGGCACCGTTATCCCGCGTGGCGTTGATAGCACAGGGCTTCAGCCCCTTGCTCCCGGTGGAGACTTCAATGTTGCCGATCTAGTGTTGAAAGACCAGCGACATAACATTAATCGTGCATTATATAACGAAACTTTAGGGCGGCGAGAGGGCACCCCCATCTCTGCGACAGAAGTTGCAGAGCGTATGGCAGAGTTATCTCGACAGGTTGGCAGCGCACACGGGCGGTTGCAGAAAGAAATGGTTTTCCCTGTCTATAAACGTGCTGTTTATCTGCTTAGAGATCAGGGGCGCATAGAAATACCCACGTTAAACGGGCAAGATATTGAATTACAGGCAGTTTCGCCCCTAGTTAGGGCGCAAAGAAACGAAGATATAGCCCAACATGTTAACTATGCACAGATGTTAGGGCAGTTATTTGGCGGTGCGGCTATACAAAACATGCTAAACCCACAGAAATTTGCAGAAAAACTGGCATATTGGTACGAAATCGACAATGATTTGCTGACAGACCCAGAAGAACAGGCTAATAATGTGCAGAATATGATGGAGATTGCTGGTGGCGCAAGCCAAGCGGGGATTGATCCAATTAGTGCGGCACAAACATTACTTCCATGAGCGAATCTAATAGCGGAAAACGCAAATCTAAGGCCCCATCCTACTTTGTAGACGGTGTTGTGAGGCCCGCAGAGGCAGAACATAAAATAAATCAAGTACTTGCAGAGACTTTTAAGACTCCTGCAGGGCGTGCTGCATTGAATTACCTCAAAGAAATAACATTATATACTGTTCACCCAGCAGGAACGGACCCTAATGTGTTAGCGCACACAGAAGGGGGAAGGTATCTGGTGGGTTTGATACGAAAACGAATAAACGACGCAGAGAAGGGGCTACCTAATGTTCTATAACTTGTTTAATCCTACCATATTTCGTGCGGTTGAAGGCGAAGGCGGGGGTGGTGAAGCTGTTGCAGCAGAATCCGCGGCCCCGGCAGAGGATACAGGCACTCCAGTGGAGGCAAGCCAAGGGGAACCCGTATTACTTGCGGGCAAATACAAAGATGCGACCGCCTTGGAACAAGGATACAACCAACTTCGCACGGCTTACGACAAGAAAACGGAAGACATCAAAGCAGACATAGAAAAAGATGTCAGGGGGCAGATAGAATCCGAGTATCAGCTTGTTGCTAAGAGCGATCTGCCAGACAAGGCTGAAAACTACAAGTTTGCGCCACCGGAGGGGCTAATACCGGAGGGATATGACTTCAGCATGAAGTCTGATAACCCGGTTTTCCGTAAATGGCAGGACAAGGCACTGGATATGGGACTTACACCAGCCCAGTTTAATGAAGTTACCGCACTGTATGTTGAAAATGAGATGACATTACTGCCTGACCCTGCGGCTGAGTTAGAAAAACTGGGAGAAAATGGCAAGGCGCGTGTAGATCGTGTCGATATGTGGCTATCAAAGCATCTTGACGCTGATTCCTATATATCCATGTCTAATTTTTCTGGTGAAGCGTCGTTTATAACGGCAATGGAACAAATTATTAGAAAGGCTGGGCAATCTGGAGGGGATACGCAGGGGGTACAAGTTGATACTCCTCTGTCTCGCACCGATCTTGAGACTATGATGAAAGACCCACGTTATCGTGATCCACGCAGAAGAGATGAGGCTTATGTTAAGCGAGTAACTGATGGGTTCCGTTCGTTAGCTTCATAAAATGTGGCAGGGTGGGGATCGTCCTGCTGCATTAGCCGAGGCGGTCGCCTCTCCCGCTTCTGGCTAGGGGGTCAGGATCGCCCTCCCCCGTTTCTGGCCCCCATTTACCCTTATTTTTATCCGTCACAACGTCACAACCCTTAGAATACCCGGACAAACCCAGACAATGTCCGGTTATGTCCGGTTATGTCCGGTTAATGTAATAATGTGCATTGTAGAGAACCCCTAAAAGTATTGTATTGTTAGTGCGTACAGGCCCTTTGTATTCTTAGGACGGCCCCGTCTGGGATACCTGCTCCGATGATCCAAGGACACCCTGCTTGGTGAAACCTTGATTGTGGAGTATGGCAATGGCCTTTCCCGATATTGACGATGCTTTCGTCAAGCAATTCGAAAGCGAAGCGCATATTGAATACCAGCAAATGGGTTCAAAGATGCGTAATACTGTTCGCACCAAGGCTGGTGTGACAGGTGAAAGCACTACGTTCCAAGTAATTGGTAACGCAGTTGCTGGTACTAAATCACGCAACGGCGATATTCCTGTGCAAGATGTATCGCATGCACCAGTTGAGTGTACTCTGCAAGACCGGTACGCCGGTATTTATGTGGACGATCTTGACGAACTGAAAATCCAGCATGACGAGCGCGGTGCGCAAGCAACCAACCTCGCCTCTGCGATGGGTCGTGACACGGATGATATCATCCTTACTGCTATGGATGCGTCCGCGAATAGTAACAACGCGACTAATAGTGTATGGACCGCCGCTGCTGCACCGATTGCAATTATGGAAGCTATGGGTAATAACAGCATCCCGTTTGATGGGAAGCTATACGCAGCGGTTCCATGGGAAGCATGGGGTGACCTCATGGATATCGATGAGTTTTCAAACGCGGATTATGTCCCGTCTGAAAAGCTCTGGTTTGAGGGTGTAACTGCCAAGAACTGGCTTGGTTTCCACTGGTTCCCGCATGAGAACCTGCCAAAAAGCGGTGTGGACCCGAAAGCGTTTTTCTACCACGCTTCGTCTACCGGGCATGCACTTGGTAAGGACTTTAGTTCTCGTATTGACTATGTGCCAACAAAGGCATCGAACCTGATTCAAGCGTGTATGTCTCACGGTTCGGTTCTCATTGATGACACTGGTTGCATCGAGATCATTTATGACCTCGCGTAAGCGTTAAAGCAGGAGAAGTTCCATGGCGTTAGTCAAAACAGACTTCGCGGTAATGGGTGACGGAAACGGAAGTAAGATGGCGGTCTATCGAACGGCTGATGCAATTGCAGTCGTGAATAGCTCCGGTTACTTCAACGATCTGTCCAGTGTGTTATCCTTGGGCGACGTTATATTTGTCCAGACGGTTAATGACCCTGCCGCTGTCACTTCGGTGTCGGCTGTAAATATCGTCTATGTAAACGGCAATGCTTCTGGTGTTGTTGATGTAACAGACGGCCTTGCAGTAACTGCAACCGATACAGACTAAGGAGATAGGGGGGTTTCGGCCCCCCTTTCACCGATATGGCATCAGATACCGATGTAGCAATTGCATCTAACGCTTTAGTTTTGATCGGCTCTCTGCCGATTTCTTCTTTTGCAGATGATAATGGCGGTGCCGTTGTTGCTAACGAAATTTACGAAGATGTCGTTGAAGAGTTGCTTGCTGAAAAAGATTGGACGTTCGCCAAAAAGATGAGCGATCCGCTTTCTCGGCTAACTGCCGTGCCCGAAGTTATTTGGGATGCAGCTTATCAATTACCTTCTGATGTAATCGATGTAAGAACTATCCTTGTTGGGGATACAGTTGTTGATTATGAAGTTTTTGGTGACCAAGTTTTTTTAAATGCCGGTGTTACCGATACAGTTACAGCAATTTATACATTCCGTGCGCCAGAAAACACATGGGCACCTTGGTTCAGACTTTATGTTGAGCTTACTCTTGCTAGTATGTTCGCTGGCGCGGTAGCCATGAAAGGCGATCTCGCAAAAATCTATGAATCCAAAGCAAAAGAACAAGGGGCAAAGGCGCGGAAACGTGACAGTCAAAGACAGACTGCGCGTAAAGTTAAAACCACGCGGTTTATTTCAAATCGGAGAGGTTAATTATGCCCTCTGCGGTTAACCACATCCAAACCAATTTAGCGAGCGGTGAGCTTGACCCAACAATGTTGGGGCGTCGGGATACAACTATGTATACCAATGGCGCGAAAACGCTAACAAACAATGCTCCTTTTGTAACTGGCGGTGTACGGCGGCGTCCTGGCACCCAATATATTGCTACGCTGCCTGCAACTGCACGCCTTGGTAAACTTCAATTTAATGAAACCCAGCTATATATATTTGCATTCTCTAATGCTCGTTTGGATATTTACAATGCCAGCACAAATGCACTTATCCAGACACTGACCGGGCAACCGTGGGATGCCACAACTATGTGGCAAATGAAATGGACACAAACCGGTGACACGACGATATTAGTGCATGAAGATTTTCCTATGCGTAAAATTTTACGCACAAGTGCAACTACTTTTACAAGCAGTCTCTATGAGTTTGAAGCGGTAACGGGCGGTTTCCCTGTCCGCGAGCCATACTCTAAGTTTGCTCAGACCTCTACAACGATGACGCCTAGCGGAACAAGCGGGTCTGTAACATTAACTTTGAGTGCGGGCCATTGGGTTGCCGCGCATGTCGGCTCGCGTGTTAGATACAAAGCAAAGACCTGCACAATCACAGGCTTCACAAGCTCTACATCTGTAACGGCCACTGTGAATGAAACGTTACCGGGCACTTCTGCTGATGTGGATTGGGATGAAAATGTCT